TAGCTACACTACTATCTATGTAATCAATTGCCAAATCTATCATATTAAATTCTTCAAAACAGTTTTCTAATCTACCTATGATATCATAACTTTGTGTGCTACTTGTTTTAATACTAACATCTACTAAAAAACTGTCATGCGATACTGTTTTAACTTTAATGTAGTGTTTTGCTCTCATGTTTAAAGATTTAATGTTGTTCTTTCTTGTGTTTTCCATCTTGTTTTGTTTTGAATTTAGCTTAATTGCTTAAGCAAATTTAATCTATAGACATTAAATAATTCTTAAAGAAAAGTTAAAAGATTTTAAATGTCCTAAAAAAAGTGCGTTTCATCGATTAAATTAGTGCTAAAATCCTGGTTTTTAGGTAGTTATAAAATATGGTTAATTCGCAGCTTTCTGTTGTTTATTTGCATTTTATTGCATTTCTGTAGTGGGTTTTGGCAAAATGTATGCCATAAATAGCATCACCATGCAAGGACATCACCATGCAATGACATCACCATGCAAGGACATCACCATGCAATGACATCACCATGCAATGACATCACCATGCAATGACATCACTATGCAAGTACATCACTATGCAAGGACATCACCATGAGATGACATCACCATGCAATGACATCACCATGTAATGACATTAATAATAGTTCAAAAATGTATCATAGATAAAACCTATTAAAACCTGGATTTGCATAGTTAAAATGCATCTTTGCCATATCTCAAAATTTAGATGTTAGTACACACAAGCATATATAAAACGACGTTAAAACAACGTTAAAATGCGAAATAGGTATATGCTATGACATGGTATTATGCTATGCATAGATGACAACCTGTCAATATAGGCTTAAGCTATAGGGATCGATCTTACTATAGCTTAAGCCTATAGTAGTGATATGTGATAACAGATACCATGTGATAACAGATACCATGTGATAACAGATACCATGTGATAACAGATACCATGTGATAACAGATACCATGTGATAACAGATACCATGTGATAACATACTACTATGTAATGCATAGCACCCACAGACTGACCCACAGAAGGTGATGTAAGAACCCCCCTACAAGCGGCTGGAGCTGATCCTATACCCACCTACAATAATTTTTGGGAATACAGCAAATTTTTCGGAACAATCGCTGGAGCATTTTAAAGTTAGAGCAGCAATAGTTATAGCTATTATATTATAAGAAGTAAAAAAGTTAAGAAATATAATAAAAAGAATAGGTATTCATGCGTAAAAATTATTTAATATCCAAGTGGTTTTAATTATGTTTTTAATTATTTTATGCTTATGGTACTTGTAGGTTTAATTAAAAAGTATTACATTGCAGTATGGATGACAAGTTAACGCACACGGATATGCTAAAGGAAGAGCATTTCGCTATTATCGACGAATATTTCAACAATGGTTACCGTCAGGATTTGGCGGTATTAATGTACAGACCTCATTTAAAACCTTCTACAGCCACAGGTATGTTTGGTGCTATAATGAAGAAGGATGATGTGAGGGAGTATGTGATGGATAAGAGGGCACATTTGAGGGCGAAGGCTAACATTGAGCCAGAGCAGGTTATATCGGAATTGATAACGTGGGTTTATTCAGATCCAACGCAGTTCATAGGTTTGAGTGCTGATGAGGTTAAGGCTTTACCGCCAGAGACTAAGCGGTGTATTCAGACTATTAATCACAAGAAGAACAAGGTTATTGGCAAGGATGGTAAGGAGAGGGTAAATGAGATTTGGGACATTAAGTTGGTAGACAAGAACAAGGCTATAGAGATATTGAACAAGATGTTAGGGTTCTATGCTTTGGACAACAGGCAGAAGGCGAGTGTAGTCAATGTGGAGTCGTTGAATGTAAATGAATTGAAGGTATTACAGCAGATATTAACACCAAAAGATTAGGTATGGAAGCAAAAGAAAAAGCAAAAGCGTTAGTTGATAGGTTTTTATTTGAGGTTGACCAAATGAATCCGTTAGAAGATATATTTGAAAGTGCTAAAAAATGTGCTTTGATTTGTGTAGATGAGATATTGGAAGAAATTGAAGGATTCCCATACGCTTATAAGTATTGGGGTGAAGTTAAAAAAGAAATAGATAAATTATGAACACATTAGAGATAGTACTATTGATTTTAGTTATCGTATTTGGTTTAACTATTTATTTCCTCTATCGTTTGGGTAGGAGTATAAAGAAGAAGGAGTCAGAGTTAATGGACATGATGGATGAGCGTAGTGCTAAGAAGAATTTAGGGAAGTATAAGCAGAAGCCGAAGTACAAGAAAGCACCTAGAATAAACGACAGTTACTATAAAGGTAAGCGATAGATGATAGACCAAAAACAACTCGCTAGGTTAGAGAGCAATGTAAAACTAATAGATATTCACGCAGCTTTATTCAAGCAGGGTGATTTCAGTTTTATAGTTGAGGGTTTAAACGAGCATGGTTTACAGGTGGTACATGAGAAGCAGAGGAAGGCACTTGAGATACTGACATCTAATAAGTACGAGGAGTTCTTGTATGGTGGAGCAGCAGGTGGAGCAAAGACATGGACAGGATGTGCTTGGATATTATTCATGGCAAAGAATTTCCCTAACACGAAGTATTTCATAGCCAGGAATGAGTTGAAGGATATTATAGATTCGGTATTAGTTACATTCCATAAGGTAGCGAGGGAGTATGGGTTTGATGACTATAAGTTTAATGCTGTAAAGAACTGGATAACATTTGGTAATGGTAGTCACATTAACTTCATAGAGATAAAGTACAAACCTAGTGATCCTATGTTCGAGGATGTTGGTTCTACTGAGTACACGGCAGGTTGGATTGAAGAGGTAGGTGAGATACATGAGACAGGTGCAGCAGTTATATCGTCGAGGGTTGGAAGGCACTTGAATGGTAAGTATGGTATAAAGGGGATAGTGTTTTATACGTGTAACCCTAAAAGGAATTGGGCGAAAAGGGATTTCTATGATAAGGATATAAATGGTACTTTAGAGGATGAGAAGTGTTATTTAAGTTGTTTGATTACAGAGAATCCATTCATTGAAGAGGACTATGTAAATAAGTTGCGTAAGATTGGTGAGAAGGACAAGGCTTTATATGAAAGGTTATTTAAGGGTAACTGGGATTACGAGGATAACCCTAATCAGTTATGTGAGCAAGAGATGATTGACAATGTATTCAAGAACGACCATATAGATGAGGGTAAGACTTATATTACTGCTGATATTGCACGTTTTGGTAGTGACAAGGCTATTGTATTTGCGTGGAGGGGTTGGAAGATTGTAGAGATGTTGGAATTTGACTTGAGTAAGACCACAGACATCTCGGCAGGTATAATGTATTTACGAAGAAAGTATAAAGTACCTACGACTAGGGCTGTTGCTGATGCGGATGGTGTTGGTGGTGGTGTAGTTGACCAAACAGGTGTTAAGGGATTCAAGAATGGAGCAAGACCTATCAGAAGTGGTAAGGATATGCCTAATTACAGGAATTTACAAGTACAATGTTTGTATGCGTTGGCAGACAAGGTTAATGATGGTGGTTTATGGATTGATTGTGATCTCACAAACAAGCAGAGGGCACAGATAAAGGAAGATTTATCACAGATACAGCGTGTTCCTAGTAAGAGGGGTGATAACAAGTTGGATTGCAAGGCTAAAGGTGACATAAAGACAGATACAGGACGTAGCCCTGATTACAGGGATGCATTATTAATGAGAATGTGGTTTGATTTAAAGAAAAACAGAGCGAATCTAACAACTATATGGAATTAATTTTGTAGTTTTGCAAAATGAAAAAATTTATAGTATCAATAGCTGTTTTAATAACAGCGACAATATTCTGTTTATAGCATGAAAGAAAACAAAGACAAATTAAACGAATCCAGGGATGATTACAACCGAAGAGTTGGAAAACTTAAAGGATTAGGAAGCACAAAAGGTGTGAAATGGCATAGTAAGCTACGAAATAGGAGTTTATAGTGAATAAAAAAGCCCTACTGCGTAAGTAAGGCTCTTAAACTATGAACAAACAAAAAGTAACTAACTTTGCGGTGAAGATACCACTTTTATTTTGATAAAATAGCATTATTTTGATTGATTTTATCTATTTTAATAAAATATTTATAGTTTTTCTCTATTATTTGAAAAAACTTTATTACATTTGCTAAAATAAACTTTGGTGTAAGGGACTATACACAATCCAAAGAACTAGATGTCTAAAGAATTTATAGAAAAGAAGTGCAACAGTTTATCTCTTGATAAGGCTGTTCGTCAGAAGAAACAATTAGATTATTTCACAATTTCCGATATACAGGAAGATGTAAACGTCGATTACTTTGAGAAGTACATCGAAAGGAAGTATTATACTGATGATGTGTTCTTAAACTGGGTTAAAGGGATATTCAAGACCGATAACTTTCTTTCTTTAGCAAAATACTACAGAAGTCCTAATCCTTCGGCTAAATTAATAAACACAAAGATTAAAGAGCCATTAACTAGAGTATTCTTTAGTGAAGATTCTCATTTTAAGTACTGGATCAACGGTGAATACGTTGAGAGTCCTAGAGAATTAGATGATGGTTTTGATAGAGATTTATTTAAAGCTGTTTTATTTAGGTACAACGATATTATTGTACATGATTTAGAGGATGCTAACGAACCTTACAGAGAGATTATATCTATTGATAAGGTTGTATCTATTGAAGTAGACGATAAGAAAATAGAAAAGATTGCTTACACAGGCATGATTAATAGAGGTGGTGAGGATGTATATGGTTATGTTTACTTGGATGATGAGCGTTTAAGTTTCTACAACAAGGATTTAGAGCTTATATTAAGTGAGCCACATGATTATGGTCAATGCCCTGCTACATTTATAGTAGATGACTGTTTTGGTAACGATCCAATAGTAAAGGAATCAATCTTTAGTTATTTAAGAGCTGACCTGGAAGAGTTTACGTTCTTAAAGACGTTACAGAGAATGACTCATGCTAATGGAGCATTTCCTATAGTAACACAGATAGAGACTAAGGAGATTGATGAGAGTGGTTATGATGTTGATGGTGCTGAAGGTGAGCCAATGAGTTTAAATTCATTAGGTGGTCAAGCGTCAGTAGAGGCAAGGGCTACAGCAGGAGCAGGGAAAGGAACTAAATTACAAGCAGGAACGGTTATAACTGTACCTGCGATTGAGAAAGCTGATGGTAGTATAGATGTTGAGTTGTCTAAGAACTTCTTAACGTTTTACCATACACCTGTTGAGGCTTTAGAGTATATTAATGATAGGTTACTACAATTAGAAAATGATATTATAACTTCATGTTTAGGTGCATATTCTGAAAGGAATGATGTTTCAATGACAGAGATGCAGACTAAGAAAGGTATTGTATCTATGGAGGATAAACTAAGATGGTTCAGTAAAACAATGTCTTTCTCAAGAAAGGCTAGTGATAAGATGATGCTTAGTTTAAGATATGGCAAGAGTGCTGTAAAGTTAGATGTATTTTACGGAAGTGATTTCTTTTTAGAGACACAGAAGGATTTATACGAGATGATTAAGACATCACCTAACGCAATAGAAAGAAAAAATTTACTTGTTAGACTAGCACAAAGACGTAATATGTTTAACAAGGAGAAAGGAACAAGGGAAGCTATATTGTATAAGATTATGCCTTATACTAGCGACCTTGATTTCGATAAGGCTTTAAATAAAGGAATGGTAGATCCTACTATACTAGAGTTTCAGACAAGATTTTCATATTGGATTTCGATGTTTGAGGCTTTTTATGGAAACATTGCCGTGTTCTGGAATGGAATGGACGCTACGGACAGCGAGAAGTTAATTACCTTGAACGATTTAATAGTAAGTTTAATTAATACACACAAAAACAAAATCACAGTTACAGATGGGAAAGAAACCAGTAATCAGCCTTAGAGTTTATCGAGGCAAACAAATGAGTTATGATGCACAAGGGAATGTGCAGAACGAGAACCAATTAGTAAAGATAATCCATGACACAAAGGAATGGACGAACTTTATGAAAAACCTAATATCAAACGGATATTTAAAAGTAGACGTAGTAGATGTTAAGTTAGTAGAGAAGAAGAAAGATGATGAAGGATTCTTTAGGGACATTATCTCTGAGTATGATAATAAGATTCTTATTATTAAAGAGGTAGAGGATGTATTTAACAAGCAGACAACTGCACCTATGAGTTCTAGTGATAAGAAGATAGCTGAATTAGAAGCTAAGATTAATGCTTTACTGAGTTTACAGGAAGAAGCTGTAATTGTGAAAAAACCAAAGGCTGAAAAGAAGCCAAAGGTGGATAAAAAGGTGATAGAGAATTTGCGAGT